CGTATCCCCGGTGAACGTGGTCGGCCCGGACTGGGTGAGGGTGCCGGTTAGCGTGATGACGCCAGAGGCGATCAGAGTGCCGAGGATGGACGCCGTACCCGTGACGGACAGTCCGCCGTTCTGGATGGTGATAACGCCGCCATCATAGACGCGGAGGCCCCCGGCGCCGATAGACGCAGAGTTCAACGGGGTAGCGACCTGAAGCTGACGGATCGCCCGCCAAATCTCCGCAACGTCGCCCTGGTTCAGGTTGTTTACTGCACCCATTTAGGCGTCCAATCTCATCGGTTGCGTGGAGACTTTTATCGTTGGGCTAAGGTCGCCTGAGAACTCGATAACGCGGTCCCCGTGCCGGCCCGGCGCAACCCAAATGTCGCCTTGGTAGTACAGGTCAGCCTTGCCGCCAATCATCAGCGTTGCCACGCCCACGCCCGACGCGGTGCTGTCCGCGTCGATGTCGAATGTCATCTGCGTGGCGAGCTGCCCGTACACGGTGACGTGCTCGAACAGGGCGGAGTCCAGTTTCGCCAGGCTTGCCTCGCCGGACAGGTTCAGGACCGACTCAACAACGGGGTAGGACGTGTCCCCGCCGAACATCACGCGGGCCTTCACGTCCTTCTCAGAACCCTGCCCGAGCGCGAACGCAATGTTCGCCAGATCGTCGGCACTGTCCTCAAAGTCAAGGTCGAACACGCCGGCACCCGAACCCGTGACGTAAAGTTCATTCGTCTTCGTGTTCAGGTTCCCGGCGCGGAAGTCATACCTGAGTTCGTGATCCAACGTCCAGTAGGGCCGAATGTCAATGTCCGGCCCGCCGTCAGTGGTCATCAGATCGTGAATAGCGTCCGCCGCTGTCGTAGCCTCATAACCCTTGTACGTCCGGGACTGTGTGCCGGCAACATCAGCTGCGTAAGTGAACGGCAGCTTGTACCGGTCACTGGCAGGGTCGAAGCACTGCTGCATCACCCGCTTAGCCAAGGTAGCCAAAGACAGCCCCGACCACGTCACGGTCTGCTGCTGAAAGCCGTCCCCGTTCGAGGCTAGGACGTGCCGCTTGGTCATCAGCTTCCACGGATCCGCGTGCGTCACGGTCAGCGTGCCGGATCGGCGATTGTACGTCCGACCCCAAATGATCCCCGCGTACACAACCGTCTTGTCCCAGTCAACAACGATGGTCTTCTGGAGCGGTCGCGTGCTGTTCCAGTTGATGACCTGCGCCGTGGCAAGGTCCCGGATGTTGAAGACCGTCTGACCCGACCCGCCGGCGTTGATAACCCGCTTCCACGAATTCGACTGTGGGAACACCTTGACCCGGTTAGCCCCGGTGGTTGTGTCAACCAGCCACACATTCCACGCCATAAGGGCCTCCTAGATGTAGGTGTCTACTACGGTCGCCGTCGCGTTGACCGCGCCTGAACTGGTGATCTTCATCGGCTTGTTCACGCCCGGCTCGATGTACCAGATATCGCTTACGCCGGTTTCCCCCGCGACGATATAACCGTTGATGCGGAAAATGCCCGTGCGGAAATCGATGGTGTGCGTCTCGCCGGGGCTCAGTGAGCCGGTGACCTCGTAATAGACGCCGCCAGGTTCGCGGATCGTATACCCGCCCGGAGCGTTACCCGTGACGCTCACCGTCGCCGAGGCGTTGTAATTGCCTCGGTGGTAAAGGTCAACATAAGAGCCAGTCACGAGCGGGACCGTCCGCGAATCGCCGTACTTCCTCGGGTCCGGGCACTTCAGCCGCACCTGCCACTGGGCGAGCGTGTCAGTAACCGGTGTGAATTTGACCCCGCTATTACGGACAGCGTCAGCCCACTGAGTGGACCCATGCCCCGCAACCGTGAAACGCCCACGCATCGGACCCGTCAAAAACGTCATCGCCTCATGCAACTGCGCGTGGCTCTTGGCGTGCAGGTTCCCGCCAACGGTGATCAGACGCGCCTGGTTATAAACCGGCAAGTCATAATCACCGTCAGCGTTCGGCCTCTCAACCGTCTCACCCTTCGGATCCGGCGAATCCCACCAGCCATCAAACTTGTCATTCTGCACGACCCAATCGCCGAACCGGTCAGAACCGGAAAGCGTTCGGCCCGCCCACGTAATCAGTTCAGCTGCCAAGACGGACACCCTGCTTCTGTAGTTCCCAACGGATCATGCCCATAGCCTCATCAGCTACCTCACGAGGTGCTGTGGTGCCGTTGATGTGCTGATTCAGGTTGATAGTCGTACCGGGCGCTGAGGCTCGCATCGCAGAGGACTGCGCCGAATACTCACGCCCACCATTCGCATACCCCGGCAACTTCGGGAACGTGCCAGCATTGATCGCCGCAAGCTCCCTGTTATACGTGCTCGAGCTGCGACCGTTGATGATCCACTCGCCAGCATCAACACGCGCCAACGGAACGCCCGCGCTAGAGATGCCAAGGAACCCGTCAGTCATGCCAGTGCCAGGCCCGGACGTAGGCAGTTGCCCGCCGTCCGCGTACCCCGCGAGACGCCCGCCAGTAGCCTTCGGAGGAATGAACCCCGGAGCGTAAACGCCCGCGCCCTGCCCCGCCGAGCCATCAGAGATTTGCGCCGGCAAGCCGACCAGCTTCTCAAACGTCGTCCTGAGCGTATTGATCGTAATGGTTACGTTCTTCGGGATGCCGTCAACAGCAGCTTTCGTCTGCTCGGCCATCCGCTTAGCGAGGTCCTGAGCAGCCGTCCCAGTAATGCCGAACTGGCCGGCGCCATCAACCAGGGCTTGGTAGGTCGCGTCAAGATTGCCCTGCAAAGACTTCTGGCTGTCGCCGTTCTTCGCGTTCGCCTCAACCACGGCCAGCCCCGAATTGGCGATCTTGTCGAGCACCGCCTGATTCGCTCGGCCCTTTTCCGTGTTGATGTCCAGCGACGTGCCGTTAGTCTTGATCGAAGCCTCAACGCCATCAATGGCTTCCTGGAACCCGCGGGCAGCCTCGCGGGCTGACAGGTTCGTGTGCGTGGCCCGGAACAGCGACTCGGTGAACTTGTCCAAATCCGTTACCGAGCCATCAGCACTAACGCCAATCTCCTCGAGCGCCTTGGCTAGATCCTCGGACATTGGAACGGATTTGCCGGTAGCGTCCGTGTACTTCTCTGTCGAGCCAGTAGCGCCGTCCGTTGAAAACTTGACCTTCCCCATAGCAATGTCAAGGAGTGTCTGATCGTCGGTAGCTAATCCGGCAGCTTTCGCCTGCTCCTCAAGCTTCGCCCGGTAGCCCGGCATCAGGTCCAAGAGTTGCTTTAGCTTGTCCTGCGAGCCATCCGTAGCCCTCGCCATGTCCTGAAACGACTCGGCGGCCTTGTCCGCATCTACGGACGCGAGCTGTTCGCCCAACGCCTTCATGCGTTCGCGGGCCTTGTCTGACGTTGAAGTCACATCGACCATGCCGAAGCTTAGGAGCTTGATGCCCCCAACGAGGATGTTGTCGATGTTCCCCATCAGTCCTGGATCCGCGATGCCCTCGATGGCGGCTTGGAAGTCGCTAACGCCTTCCTTGTGCTGCACAAGATCCTGGAAGGACTTGTTGAGGGTGTCGGCGCCGACAGCACCCATTGCCGCCTGCCCGCCGAATGCCTCAAGCGCATCGCCGGTTTCGCCAGTAGGCTTCAGGATGTTATCGAGAGCGGGCTTCGCAATCACGGATGCAGCAGCCACGGCAGCAAGGCCGGTAGCCGCGCCCGCGGCAATCTTCCCCGTGCGGGAAAGTGCCGCGTTAGCACGCGAGCCAGCCGGGGCGAGGAGATCCATCGCCTCACGGGTCGCCTGAATCTTCGGGATGACAGTAATAAGCCCGCCAGCAAGCAGGCCAGCCCCACCGACAACCGCCGTCAAACCAGTGGCAACGCCGAGGACCGGGCCCGGAACCTTGCCGACCGCGTCAACGAGCCCCTCAAGGCCCTGCACAAGCCCGCGGAGAACATCGTTAGCGCCGGATCCGGACTGAATCAGGACCGTGTCAAACGAGCCGCCCAGCTTCTCCAGATCGCCGGCAAGGTTGTTCTGCATCCGGGCCGCAGTATCAGCCGCGTAACCCGCATCGTTGACCTTGCCGGTCCACTCCTCGATGCCCTTGCCGCCCTGCTCGTACAGAACATTCGCGGCACGGACAGCATCAGAACCGAAGATGACGCCCATAGCCGCGTTACGCGCCTCGGGGGTCAGATCCTTCATCGACTGCTTCAGGTTCTCGGAGAACTTAGACAAGCCGATGAAATTGCCCTGAGCGTCATAGGCGGAGATGCCCAGCTCGGTCATCTTGTTCTTAGCCTCAAGCGACTGCGGGGTAAGGCGTTGCAACATCGACTTGAACGACGTACCAGCATCAGAACCAGTCAGGCCAGCCGACGCAAACGCCGCAAGCCCGCCCGTGGTCTCCTCAATACTCAAGCCAGTAGACGCGGCAACAAGGCCCGTCTGGTTCAGAGCAGCGCCCATATCAGCGACCGAACCCTGCGCCTTACCAGCACCAGCCGCCAAAAGGTCGGCAACATGGGGTAGCTTGTCGCCAGAAAGCTTGAACTGCGTCATGGCAGACGCCGCAATCTCAGCAGCATCACCAACGCCAAGCGAGCCAGCAGCCGCCAGAGACAGCGCGCCAGTCAGGCCGCCGCCCAGAATGTCCTTAGTGGACACGCCAGCCTTAGCCATCTCCTCGATACCCTGCGCGGCCTCCGAAGCGGAGAACGCCGTGTCAGCACCGGCCTTGACCGCCGCGTCACGCAAAAGCTGCATGTTCCCGGAAGTCTCATGAGTAGCTGCGTCAACCGAAGACATCTGCTTGTCGAAATCCGCGTAGCCCTTAGTCGCCAGCGCGACACCAGCCAGTAAAGCGGCGCCGCCAATAGCGGCAGCCTGCCCCACTTCCTGGAGGGAATCAGCACGCTTCTTCGCAGCTTCCGCCTCAGCCTTAGCCGCCTCAGCTGCGGCTTTCGCGGCCAGTTTCGCCGCAACAGCAGCTTCCTTCGAAGCGTTCGTAGACTTCTTACCAGCCTGCTCCTGCGCTGTACCCGCATCCTCCGAAGCCTTCTTGACCTTCTCGGTGGACTTGGCAGCGGCTTCCATGGCGGCCTTGTAGTTCTGGATCTCAGCCGAAAATACGACCTTGACACGGCGATCCGCCACAGTTCCTCCAGGGGTTAGAGTGACCTGCGGGTTATCAGGTCTTCGTCAATCTCGGTCGCGTAGAAACGCTGGCCCGGTTCGGGCTTGAAACTCTTCTGCCCCGTATGTTCCTCAACCGCCGCCTGCGCATGGCACGTAACGTCAGAGACTTCATACAGGCCCGCGTTAGCCTCGTTGCGGCACTCAAACTTGGGGCGCCCGCAATCACACAAGCCCTCGATGTAGAGCGTGTAGGCGAACTCCAGCAGCCTGTCCTTGCGCTCAGGCAACGGCCCAAGATACGAGGACGGCGGGCGCTGGAATCGCTCGGCAGTCTTAAGGGCTGCTAGGACTCGCCACCATCGCCCCGTGAAGAGGGCTTCGGCAAAAAATCGGCGCTCACAGAAGGCAGTTCCTCGGAAGCGTTCTTGAAGCCGGCGAGAATGAGCCCGAACTGTGCCGGGCCAACCTTCTTCTCAAACCGCTTCAACTGCGCCGGCGTCACCTTCGGGGAACTGATCGCGTCCGCCAAGATCGCATAGCCCATATCCTCCGGCTTCACGTCAAGGTTCGCCGCGGCAAACTCGCGCTTCTCATCATCGCTGCGCCCGCCAACCGTGACAGTCAGCGCCGAATCGTGGAACTGCTTAGCGACCTTCGCGTACTCGGCGTGAAGCTTGCCAACGCCGCCACCCATGGACGGGCCGTCAACCTCATCCTCGTCAGCGTTCGTGATCTGCGCCTCGAGCCGGTCAAGCTCAGCGATCAGGCCCGCCTTCTGATACACAGTCACAGCCCGCTCAGGGCGCTCCGCATCATCAAGCCACTTATCAAAATCAAAATCCTGCGGTGTTGCACTCATGGTTTAGGCTCCATTTCGCGTGGGGGATAGGCTCTGGAAAGTGAGAGTTGGCGGCGCGGAGCCTAATCACGCGCCGCCAACTGGTCTAACTAGGCGCCGGCAGCAACCTCAATGAAGGGGTAGCCGCGCTGGACCTCAACCGGCACCCGGTACTTGATGAAGCCGGAACCGTCAGTGCGCTGCGGGGTGTCCGTGATGAACTCGCCGCCGAGGTAGATCTCGTCAGCCGCGGCCCAAGTGTCGGTCGCGTCCTTGTCACTCTGACGGGCGTAACCGTAGAGCGTGGTGCCCTTCTCCTTGACCGCAGCGAAGCCGGTTTCGCCAGCCTCATCGAACCCGCCGCCCGTTGCGAACTTGCGCCAGAGAGTGAACCCGCCAGCATAGTTCGACGCGCCAATAGCGTTGGCGTTGCCCTCATCGCACAGGGCTTTCTCAGCAACCTTGTCCGAATCCGTCGCGCCCCAGGTGAAGTCGCTCGACAGGATGTCGCAGGACAGGTCGATGCCGGCATTCAGCTCGGTAGCCGTGGGGGCTGCCGGGTTCGCGGGCTTCGTGGTGAGAATGGTGAATTTTGTTTTGCCGTCGGCAAGAACGCGAGCCATCAGTTGGCCTCCTTCGTTTCCGGCGAGGCCGGCTTTGGGGTTTCCCGCGACTTCTGCCGGGGAGTCTTAGCAAGGTCGTTGAACGGGGCATCAGTCCGCTCCAGCCAAGAAGCCGGAACCACCTGCTTAGCCCCGGTCGTCTTCGAGTAAGCGTCAATGAACTCAGTCATGAGCAGCCTTTCGGTCAAAGTTTGGTAGAGACGAGAGCGAACTCGTCAACCGCGAACACCGGGTTAGCGCCGCCAGTGAGGGTAACGCTCGTGTCCGTCTGAACGTCCATCAGGGGCGACTGTCGCAGCTTCCCCGGACGCCAACCGGCAACCACGGGAGTCTTACGATTCAGGGCCGCACGCACGTTCCTAGCGACAATCAGCACCGAATCAAACGTCAGGCCCGCATACGTCACCCGCGGGCGCAACGACAGGACATCTGGCACGTCTTCCAGGCTGTCACCGTCAGGACCGCCGGAAGACTCCTCGCCAAGATCGCCCCACAACACCGCGTAAGGGTAAGTAGGAGTGCTCGGAACCGAGCCGCGATAAACCGTCAAGCCCGCAGGCATGAGCGCCTTCACCGCGTCGTAATGCTCCTTGATCACAGCAGACCCTCCGTAGCCTTGAACGCATACTCGTAAAAGTTCGGGGCTTCCTCGAGCATCGCGTCCTCCGGGTTACGAACCGTCCCGCCACCAGGGCGAGACGTACCGTAATAGGCGATACCAGCGAGGGAGCCCGAGCCGCCCGGGGTTGGCCCAATCTCGGCCTCAATCACGCCATCGCCACCGAACTCGTGCACCTTCAGGTCATAGCTGATCGTCGGCGCCAACTGCTTGAAGTGGCGTGAGGATTGAGCATCCTTGCGCATCGCGTTCTTCGTGTTCAGCGCAGACCTAGCAACAACGCCGCGCATCTTCGGAACCATGAGGGCCGGGATCGCGCGAAACGCCTTCGCCAAACCATCAAGCTCCGACGCATCCGCGCTCACTCCGTAACCTGCTCAACCCGAGTACGCTGCGCCGTAGCCATCGACTTATGAAACAACTCGACAACCCGGTACGTTGAACCAACAAGCTGCGGATCCAGGGCTGAAGCCGTGACAGTCACAACGTCATCCACCATCAACGGACCAGCCGCAACCGGGAAATCAACCCGCGAATCCTGCACCGTAAACGCATGCCCGCCCGCGTTCGGATTCGACGCCTGCGAAATGGTTTGCTGCACCTTGCACGGGCCGCTGTAGACCGGCGTCGAGCCGGGGGTTACGTTGCCCGTCTCAGGATCCGTTACCGGGTCGCCGGGGCGGGTTACGGTGCAGGTGTCGATCATTAGCGACTCGGCTTGAGCCCGCAGGAATGGCAGGACGCCAATCACGTCATCAGCGAAGGTCACAGGTCGCCGCCCTCATAGATCGGAACGCCGGCGATGTCCACGCCGCAAGAGCAGTAAGTCGCGCCGAGCATCAGCGAACACCAGGGAAGATGAGCGCCTGAGCGGGGACCGACCATGTCCACCGAGAACGCGCCGCTAGTCTCAACCAGCCCCAGCAGCGCCCACCACTCATCCAAGATCGTGACGCGACCCTTCCCAGACTTGTAAGACCGAGAAGAAGACCCGTCATCGACGGCTACAGTTACCTGCGTTGCGTCATCAGGGCGCTTGATGTGCGCCGCCACAGCCTCGCGAACAACGTAATCCAGCCGCGCCCCATCCGGCACCTCGGCGCCGAGCAAGACCCGCCGCGCTTCGATGAGCATTTCTGCATCACCGATCCACAACTTCCACTGCTCGTCAGTTACCGAGTCCGGCTCGGGGGCGGTCTGCCCAAGAGCAACCGCAATCATATTTGGCGTCACAGACATGACCGCCCCCTTCTACTATTCGCTGGTTTTGGAATCCGCAGAAGCCGAAGCTTTGCGGCGCGCTGCGGGCTTCTCGTCAGCCTTATCAGCCGCGACCCACTCGCTACCCAGAAGGGCGGCGGTGGAATCCTCGACAGACATAACAGCGCCGGTCAACTCGTTACGCAGGCGCGGCATTAGACCAGGTCAACGATCTTGGCGAAGTTGCGGTTGACATCGGCGATGCCCCAGCCGTAAACAACTTCGGCGCGGAACGCGACCTGGTTGTTGCGCTTGAGGTCGCCGTTGCCGTCCGGGTCACCGAACTCGATCAGTTCCAGACCGATGGCACGCTGAACGCCCCAGCGGATAGCCGAGAAGTCACCGACGACGGCGCGCAGTTTCGTGTCAACAGCAGCAACGCCGGTAGCGCCGACCGTCTTGGAAGTAGCGGCCCGCAGAGACTCGAACGTGGAAGCCTCGTTCGAGAAGGTGAAGTCCGGGTAGAGCTTCTGACCCGTGGCGGCGATGCGCTGACCAGAAATCTTCGCAGCGAACTTCGGATCCATGGCGATACCGTTAGGCACGCCATCGACAGCCAGCAGCGCAGCGATAGCGGCGTCGGTGGACACGTACGGAGCATCCGCAGCGGCGAGTTCGACAGAAGTCGTGGCGGACGTGAGGCGCTGCATAGCGCCGACGACAGCGCCGGTCTTCGGGTTGATGCCGTGGATCACGCCGTAATCCAGTGCGCGGGACAGTGCCGGCTGGATCTGGTTCAGGATCTCCTGAATGACGCCGAGCTGGTGGTCCTCGTCGGCCCACTGAACTTCGTTCGTGAAGCGGATGGTCTTCTGGAACTTGAAGGGCTCAACGGTCTGGGTCGTCTTCGTGACATCGTTCGAGGACTTGTTAGCCCCTTCGCCGACGTACTCAGCTTCGCCGGAATCGAAGACGAAAGCCTCGCCCGCGCCGAACTTCATCGGGATAGAACCCGAGAGCTGGGAGATGGTCGAACCCTTGTGGATGTTGTTTACCCACGGCTCAAGAAGCTGCTTCGGGATGGTCAGGGAGCCGGTAGTGAGAGCGGCCATGTTTTACTCCTTGTTGAAAAGCTTGCGAGCGAAGTCCCGAAGGTCTTCCGTCTCGCCGCCAATGGTTGTGGTCGTGCCCTCTTTGGGGGCAAAGTTGCCTTGCTTCTTGCGGTCTTCTTCCCGGCCCGCGAGGCGTTGCGCCTGTGCGGTGAGGGTTTCGACGTCGCTTCCGGTGAGGAACAGGTCAGCGTCGGACGGCTCGCCTTTCGGGCCCTTCTTCGTGCTGATGCCAAACTCGGCCGCGATGGCTGCCCGGCGTGATTCCGCCTCTGCCGCCTGCGCCCGCGTTTCCATTTCCGCGATTCGCTGCTCCAGGGTTAGCGCGGTGCCGGCCTTGGTCTTCAGGTCGTCGTAGTCGCCGAACTTGTTCTTGGCCTGCTGCGCCAAACGCT